CAATTGTTTTGTTAAGACCTTTAGAAAACAGTAAGTCTAGTGATAATTCTTGTAATTCCCAAGTTTTAGCAGCCCCAGTGGCATTAAGGTTGTTGTCATATGTGTTTGTTTTATACCCATCAAAACTTGCAAAGATTTGTTCAAGTCGATATATGATGGGGCCCATTATCCATTTCACATTAGGTGGTGCAGCACTTATGGCACGACACTTGGCCATTTTCTTATTATTCTTTTTTTGTTTTTCTGATTTTGCAAATAGGGTGTAATTGTTAGTCCACCATTCAGGCCGTTGCAATATTCCTAACTTCCAGTCTTTATAAAAACTTAGTACTTCTATTTGCTTGTTATAAGTTGTTATATGTGACATCCACTCATTTACATCATATTTGAAATTTACGAGCAATGGTTGAATACGCTCTGCAAATAACTTGTCACAAAAGTCATGATATCACTTGACTATTTTAGGTTTCACTTTTGTGGCATCATTTTCACGTAATTGTCTCATAAATGATGTGAATAATACACGAGGGCATTGTGGGTAGACAACTATTTTGTGTTCTAAATTATTACCAGTTGTGGGCAATATTTTCTTAGCTGTGTGTTTGTTTTTGCAAGTACAAATTACATCTGCTACTTTTGTATTTATAGTGTAATTGAAGTCATTTTTTAATATTTTATGTGTATCCCTAAACTTGTAGTCATCTAACTCAGTTTGGAATGATTTAGGGTCACATGTTGAGTCAATCACTGATGTTTGTTGTGATTGACCCATTGGGTCCCACGCCAATCAGGCGTATGTGTTGGGGTCGGTGCTAAAGAATTGGCCTATCTCATAGCCTAGTTCACCGACCTGCTGTTTTATTGTTAAGTCGCTTTCAATTTCTTCTTTCTTATGTGTATTAAATCGCCATTGTGTAATCCACTTTCTAAATAATCCTATTTTACCTGTATCTAACTTACCTTGGTACAACATTGAAATCTCTTGCAGCAATTTGGAGTTTTTGAGTTCTACCATGTCAAGTAATAATTGATATTGTTGTGCGTAGATATATTTAAGTACAGGAGCAATCAATCTGACTGGTAATCCAGTACAAGCCGTATCTGACATGATTAATTTCGCCATCTCTTCAGTAGTTGTATTTTTGTCAAAATTTTTACTATTAAAGGTTGCTCGTATAGCTTT